CTTGATCTCACCACGGTTCTCTTTGATTTCTAAATTTTTGTTTTGAATCTCTTTTTCTATCTCTGAGATTTCTGCAATACGAGATTGGTATCCTTCGATTCGTTTATCGATTTCAACCATACCGCTCTCAATTTGGACTTTCTTGTCTTCTTTTTCTTGGATAACTGTTTCTTTAAAGTCATGTTCGATCCCCTGTTTGCAGACAGGACAACTATCATTATCATGGTAGAAGTTCAAGTCTTTTACGAAATTGCGCAGATTGTTACTCAAATCCCTACGAATGTCTGTAGCTTGCGCAAACTTGTTTTCAATACCTTCTTTGTCAGATATTGTTTCATACAGAGATGCAATCTCTGTTTCGATTCCTTCAATAAAATTTTTACATGAGTCAATCTTATCCAAGTGAACCTGCATCTTCTCACGAATCTTTTCTACTTCAGTTTCACGGATCTTACGAATAGACTCATTGTGTTCCTGTGCGCTTTCAATTCGTTGATTGACCAAATCGCTCTTGTAGTCATTATCTGTCAAGTTTGCACGGTTCTCTGCAATACGATCCTTCGCAAGAAGGTTCATAGTACTGAACACTTGGATATCAAGAAGATCTTCAATGATTTCACGACGAGTGGACGCAGGAAGTTCCATAAACGGAACATACGTTGCACTACCAAGCACAACGATCTGATTGAAAGATTTGTAATTGATACCAAGAATAGATGATTCAAGATACGCTTGATAGTCTTTGACTGCAGCATCTTGATCAACCATTTTACCGTCTTTGATGATCTCAAAGAGATTTGGTTTCATTCCACGTCTGACTGTGTATTCGTTTCCACCAACACTAAAGTCGATCTCAACCATAAGGTCTTTCTTGTTGATGGAGTTCATCAACTGACCCTTATTGATCTTGCGGAAAGGTTTACCATACAACCCAAAAGTAATTGCGTCCAATAGTGTAGATTTCCCTGCACCATTAGTACCGCTTATGAGTGTTGTTGGTTTCCTATCTAGATCAATTTTTGTGAATACGTTACCAGTCGAAAGTATGTTCTTATATCGAACTTGTCTAAAGTGTATTCTCATCCAAGATTCAAAGCCTCAAAATATAATTCATTTACCAAAGATTTGATCTTTTGCTTATCGATGTTTGTATCCAAACCATCGATGTATTGATGCAAAATCTCTTTTGTATCCTTTGTCTCATCTAAGATTTCTTCCGCACCTACGTTTTCGAGGTTCAAGGAATCGTCAATAGATTTGATATCCACTGCACCACTCTCTCCAAGTTTGTTCATGAACAAGTCATAGAGATATGCATTGGTACGGTTCTTGACAATCACCTTGATATACGCATCTTCCAACATAGACACGTCGAGACCGTTAATGTCATCGACAGTCATGTCTTCATCGTCGTAATCAATCTTGTGGAATATTCTATACGGATTTTCTACAAATGTCAAGTCTTTTGTTTCGGTATCAAAAGTATGGAACCCACGTTTACCACCATAGTCTGACCAAGTCATCTCATATGGCGCACCAAGGTATTCAATGTTTGAGTACTTTGATGGGTGATGGAAGTGTCCAGAAAAAACGTTTTCAAAAGATTTAAATACATCCATGTCGAGACCATGTGTACATACAGTACCTCGCATCATCTCGAAACCCTTTACTTCAAGATGTCCTAATAGAACATCTGCATCTGTATTCTCAACTTTTGTTAGAATTGCATCACGATTATTTTTTGTGATCCAAGGCGTCATCAAAAACTTTGTTGAACCTTTCTGCAGTTCAACCGCTTCGTTTTCATATAGGGTGAAGTTGTCGTATTCACGCAACAACAGATCCATACTGTTGATGTCATTTGTGTTTGTATAATATACTGAGTGGTTACCCACCAGTGCATGGTATTCGATATTACGTTTAGCGAGTTCGTCAAAGAAGAACTCTTTACCACGTTTCAGTGTGTTGTAGTTGATGAACTTTCGACGATCAAAAGTATCACCCAAGTCAAACACGGTATCAATTTTATTCTCATCCAAATATGGAAAGAACACATTGGCAAAAAATCGTTCTTGATTGTCTAGGAATACCTGACTATCTCCACGAACACCGATGTGCATATCTGTTATAATCGCAATCTTCAAAGTTTACCCTCTTCTCTCATTTGCGCTCTAATCTTCGTCGCTGAAATATCATGGATATCTTTGCCTAGATCGTGTTCAGTAAAAGTATAACCTACTCCACGACCATAACTGATGTCTACGATATTTGGTACACGCATTATAACATACTCTTCTTCATATGTAAAGCCCTCTTTTTCAAGAGCGCCTTTGATGTTACTTTCTACAGTGTTCCAAGTAAAAGGGTTGTCGTTCTGTTCTACAGTTCGTCCTGCACCTGCGTCTCCATCAAAATTGAAGACATCACGACACATGATCACAACTTGACCAGTCTCTGCGAGTGCACGTTTGAATAGTTCTGTGTGACCATCGTGCCAAGGTTGCCAACGACCCAACATCTGAGTCGTTGGTTTCTTCCAATCAAACATATCTTTACCTTGTGTAATCCAAATCCAGATATTTCTCTAATACCTTTGCTAGTTGTTGATGAGTATCGTTGAACCATTTAGAGACATGATAATCATATTCATCTATAGATGGTTCCTCAAACATTTTATTTGTGTCCTCAAAACGACCCTCTTGAATTGTGTCCATCCAGACTGCGAAGTCAGCACGGAAGTTTTGTCTCGCTTCATATGTCGGACAAATGAAATCCGCAACTGCAACTTTACCTGCCTTGACAACACCGTCTGCAAGATATCTCATACGTGCTGCTTGACGCATACGTCCCTCTGGTGAAAAGTCCCAGTCGTTGTATTCTTCACGAACACGATCCGCATTTAAATGGACACCGCCGACGAGTTTCGCCAGCGGTTCTGCAAGAGTAGATTTGCCTGCACCTGGCAGACCAAAGATTAAGATCTTCACGCTGCGGTTTCCTCTTCGCCTTTCAAGTCGTGTCCATGTTCATCACAAGGGATAATTTGTGGACTACACTGCATTTCAAACATGTTATCGACAAACTCCCAACCAAGTTCTTCAACACCTTCTTGGTAGTCTTCTTCCCATGCTTCTTCTGCTTCTGCGATCCAGATTTCCTGTTGTTCATCATCAATATCTGTCTGGTATGATGTAACTGACCAGTCTTCCCAACAACCATCATCACAATATAACATTTCCATATTATAATCTTCAGTGATATCAACAAAATCATCCGATTCGTTCGGCAACACCTGAGACATAATCATTTCAAGTAGAGTTGTGTCAGGATCTAAGACTTCTTCATCGTTTTCGATAATGGTGTGTCCATAATCCATCGCCCAGTTCAGAATTGCATCTTCACCTTCATACCCCTCTCCTTTGAGATATTCCAAGGCTTCTTCATCAGTCTCTGGAACAGATACCAAAAAAGATCCCCAACGCCATCCTAGTTCTTTACGCAAAAAGACTAGATTTCCATCTTCATCGTGACGTTTAAAAATATCAAATTCTACTACAGATTTTTTATAAGTGGGTTCGATACGATAATATTTCATTTTAGTTCCTCATTTCTTTTTAGCGAGTTTACCTTCAAACTCATCGATAAAGTCGTTTATATAATCTGGTGGTTCTGACATTGTAATAAGTCCTTCACTACCATCCACGACTTGCATATCCGACATCATTTTCTGTGATGATTTAAATCGAATGTAAAGTTGTTTCTTTTCTTTTTGGATCCGTCTTAGAAATGCATACCAAATGATCTGTGTAAAGTAAGCAAATGGATTCTTAGATTTTTCTGGATCAAAATTGTGAATATATTGTAGACAGTTTTCAATACCATCTGAAATCATATCTTCTTTATAGGAGTAACCAGAAAAGTTTGGTTTTGTTGCAAGACGGTTAGCGATCATAAAGATACACTCACCGATATAGTCTGGGACTCTGGGGATCTCTTCCCCCGAATCTTCTGCCTCTTTACACGCCTCTTTATATTGAATAAGTGATTCCAGAAGGTCTTTGTTGTTGACGTAATTTCTCTTCTTAGACAAACGAGTCCTCCTTCTGTTGTGTTGAAATCCTTGACAGTATACTACATCATGTAAACATTGTCAAGTAAAAAATTTTTTGAAAAAAGTGCTTGACTTTTGTGTTGACAACCGTTATAATCGAGCCATCGCTTTTAGAAACACTTTAAGGCCTTAAATTTCAACTGTGTAAATCTTGAATGGAAATTCTTGATCTGAGTAGATCTCTATGCGTTTTCTGAAGTGGTTCATCGTGTAGTTCGTAAACGAACCAGATGACAAATCATCTGCAATATCATATAGGGTAGCTTTGTCTGCATCGTTTCCTTTTCTGAGGGAACGACCAATCGACTGTAGAACTTTGATCTCAGACTTTGAACCAGACGCAAAAATCACATTGTCCAGTTTCCGTAAGTTCACCCCAGTAGAAAAAACACCATATGATGCGAGGATGTCGTGTTTCTTTTCTGGATCATTCTCAATCAAATGACGAATGCGTTCACGTTCATCTCCTTTTGTCGCACCATAAATGAAATGCAAGACTCTGTCTTCTTTGCGAAGCAAAGGCTCTAGGATCTTACCATGTTTCTCAACCAGATCAAACAAAACAAGATTGTTCTGTCCTTCTAACGACCAGAGTAGATTGCGGATAAACATGTTCCGTCTTTGTGAATTAATAAGAAACTCTCGTTCAGCAGGATACTTTTTTGTAGAATCCAATTTTTTAATCGCACTTTTAAAGTCCTTTTTAACTTGATCTCCATATGTAAGTACAATTGCTTTTACATTAAAATCTGCAACTGTACCAGAGTCGATAAGATTTTTTGTGGTGACTGCACGTTTGACAGGCCCAAAACAACCTTCCAGTACCATACGATGTGTTTTTGATTCAGATGATTTTAGTGTTCCAGTAAATCCATGTCTAAATTTACAGTCTATTAATTTTTCCATAATTGTGGTAAGCGACTTTGCTTGGAATAGATGTGCTTCATCTCCAAGTACAACATTGAATTGATCAAACCATTCTTTTGGCATCTTTGTGAGAGACTGCCATGTCGAGATGACGATAGGATCGTCTGAGTGTTTATCTACACCCCCCTGAATCTTATATATTGGATCCTTGCATCCGTAGTCGACAAAGTCTCCAGCCATCTGGTGAACCAAGCCGATTGTTGGAACAATGATAAGTGTACGATGTCCATATGTTCTCCAATAGTGTTGTTGAAGTAGATATATGATAAGAGACTTACCAGACGATGTTGGTGATACACTAAGTGTTCTATTATTCGCAATCGCATTAATAATATATTCACACTGATAATCACGTGGTTCGAACTTACATCCAATCTCTTGTGCAAGTTCTACTGGATAGTTCTCATCACATATATCTATGTCATACGCATCTGTTTCAATTTCCAGTTCGTACTCACGTACATCACAAAACTCTTTTAGTTTTTCGAGAAGACCAACATATAGTTTGGGACGCATAGGCGAATAGATACGAATAATACCGTCCCACATCTTTGTCTTGACTTTTGGGTGATACTGCCAACCTTCTGGACGGAATGAGAAAAAGTCACTGATCTCTTGGCGCACTGATGGGTCTGCGGTCACCCGCATATGCACATGATCAAGAAATTCAACAGTAACTGTGTCGGTCATAATTAATAGTCACCTGACTGGAACTTCATTACATCAATCATTGACTTGATGACGAAGTTACGAGAATGGATTGTTTTGATGATGTCTTCCAAATAGTTTGCACGTTCTGTGTGGTAATCTATCTTAAGACTAAGTTTGATAATATCTTTATCGCTTACAATATATTTATCTAAATCGTTTCGAAGAACTTTTAACTGGAATGGTTTCCAACCACGTTCTCGCAGATCTTCTTCCGCCATGGAACCACCGTAGTATTCCATCTTATCTCGTTTCAATTCTGCGAGATCTGCTTTCAGTTTCTTGACACGCAACGCTTCTTCGTAGTACATAGAATAGTACTTACTGTGGAGTGTTGGGATCCGTTTACTTTCACCAATCAGATTGGTCTCATCTATGGGCGCATCTTTAGCCCACATCTCATTAATATCGTCGTTCATTTATCAAAAAATCCTGTAGGTTTCACACGACTGTTAAAAGAAAAAATTGTTCTTTGTTTAGATGATGCGTTTGGTTCTGCATAGTGCATCAAATAACTAGGGAAGAACAATATGTCACCCTCTTTTACTTGGGGGTCATATCTGTAATCCATAGCGTCGATAGTATTTTTAAATGGAGCCCAAAATTTTGTTGCTTCATGTTCGTGTTCATCGAACTCTGCATAAAGAACTGCAGAAAAACCAGAAGGTTCGTGTGTATGAGGTGGCATAAAATTTTGGGAAGTATACCTTTGTGCCCAAAGGTTTTCTACTCTCATACTCAAATCTACGTTAAATCTGTTTAGTGGGGAGTTTTGCACTTGATGAACAAACGCATTCAGATCATATTTTAGGATGTTTACAAACTGATCTGTGTAAGGTGCACGATGATCTTCTCTATTGACGTTCTTGTAATAGTCTGTAAAG